TCCATAATAAATATTTAAAGGTTAATTAAGCCGTGATATGATTTGCCTTGCTTTATACTTACAGGATATTCTAGGATTTTGGTTAGGTCGGATATTATATTACCATCTTCTTTACTATAGTCAAATAAAAATGCATCATATGTGTATAATACTAATTTGGTTTTTTTATTTTCTAAATCTAAATAATCTAATACTGATCTGAGTAGTTGAACATTGGTTGACGTTTCATAGCTCTGAACAATATAATTGAATAATTTATTGCGAGCAATGTTTTCATCACCACGTATAAATATCTTATTAGCAGATGAATATGAATTACCGTATTGATAAGTATCCCATATATTATCAATAAACATATCTACTTGTTTGAAGAATGGTTTGTTTTGATATTCACTCCAAACACCACCATATAATTGTTTGAATGTTAATTCTTTAGCTTCTTGTTTAGATACACCTAATATTTCACCAAGATATTCATATGTGTTTTTATCTTTAGGAAATTCAAAATCAACCATTTCACCAATCAATCGTGGATGATATCCTTGAAAATCTATCTCAATAAACACATCATTTTCTGATTTGTAGCATTTACGTTCGCCATTGTCTTTATTTAATGCAGCAAAATTAATATTATTAAATGTATTAGAGGGGCGCGAAGTGGTTGTGTATAAATTATATTGAGTATATATTCTGCTCTTACTAATATTAAATTCGGGATGGTCAATCTTATCTTTATAGTGTTCTATAAAGCAGTTTTTATCTAATTTAATACCGTTTTTTTCAATTTCATGAAATATCTCTGTGGTATTGTTATTTTGAAATTCAAATTGCAGAGTAATGGGGTTATTTTTAATTATAGGCAATGTTGCTTCAAATATTTTTTCACATTCCTCAAAATGTTTACTAATTGGAATTAGGCAACTTATATTAGGTAAATTCCTATGATACATGTAATAAAAATCAAGACACGGAGAATCAGATAATGCATCAGTTAAATCAACAAATTCAAGCAAATGAGCATCAAACAGTTTATGTCTAATAGGATAAATCCAATGCATAGCTGCTTTCTTATCTAATAACCATAATTTACTATTATTAGATAACCATTTTACAACGTCAATTTGATTTAATTTAAATGCTTCGTTGTGGTCAATACACAGCATATATCCTTTTCTTCCATCAAGTGGTCTGACATAAATTAGACTTAGTTGAGTAAGCGAAGGATGAAAATTGCTGTTACGTGGAATAAGATGAATGAAGCAATCTTCAAACGGACCTAATTTGTCTAATTGATCTTTACGTTCAATAATATAAAACATATTTCAAAACCTTTATCCTTAAATATAATAAAGAAAATTTAGCCGTACAAAAAAGCTTTTAAACCAGGTATTTGTTTTTCTGCTTGGTCTAAATCAGAATAATCCGGTTTTAAAGAAACAATTTGATAAAATGGGTCTTGTTTAAGCGTATCAAATGTTTTTTTATCTATTTGTTTTATCATTGTAGGATTAACATTTACTTTTTTAGCATAGTATGTTTCATTTCCTTCTGTATCTACATCTAAATCTGATTTTACGATAGAGATAAATTTGGGAGAGGATAGTTGTTGGGATGTTTTTTTAGAAACTAGACCATAAGTATAAGTTGAGGCTTGTGTTAATAAAATATTAGTCTTACTAGTTTCTATTTTTATTAATTCAGGAGAATCTGTTTTAAATGTTTTTCCAACAAAAAATTTATTATTTATTTTATAGTAATACCCTTGGTATTCTTTATATGATGTAACATACATATACTCTTTACCTGCAGTATAGTTAGTTGTTATTATATTTGATGGTATTTTCATATTATGTTATTTTAGGTATATGGGCCTATATATTCAAAAGCAGCTGTTTGTGGTGGGTTTCTTAAAGCAACTTTTTCCCAACCTTTAACTGAATAATTCTGTTGAATAGTTCCAGGTGCACTGCCATTGAATCCACTTGATGAATTTGATATTATATTTAAACTTCCATCTTTATTTTTAGTATCTATAACAACACCAGTATGACCAGCAGGTGGTCTTCTAGAAGTAACAATAATATCCCCTGGTTTAGCTTGTCTCCAGTCAGATCTTTTTTTCCAATTTTTAGTATCTTTTAAAAGAACATCGTATAGAGTAGTAGTGCCTAATTCTATATCTTGTCCAGGATGGATTTGATATCCCGTTGCTCTTAAAAATATTACACTTACCGCAGCAGCACATCCTAAATTTCCTCCTTCAGTACCTTTTATTTGTGCTGTTGAAAATCCAATACTAGCTTTAGCAGCCTTAATTAAACTTTTATATGTTGGATTTACTCTAAAATTTTGATTAGCAGATATTTTATCATTAACTTTATTTATGTATGTATCATTTCGTTTAATTACATCAGTAAATGTTAAATCACCACCTCCAGATGGATTATCTAATATAATTGTTTGAGAATCTACATCAGTAGTCCAATCGTTATTATTTAAAGAATGGCCTATACCTGTGACTACATATCCTAGTTTTGATCCTAATGTTTTTCCTTTATATCCTTCAGGTAATAATTCCTCAGGTATTTTAAACATATGACCTATAACTAAACCACCTATACCGTCCATAGTAAGAGATAATTTAGTAGGAATAATTGCCCTATTTTTTATATCTGATTTGGTTAAGTTTTTATAAAAATTAATTAAATCTCTTAATGCATTTTGATATTGAGTTGCCTTATCAGCATTATAATCAGAATCAGCAAGAAACCCCCAGTCTTCTAATCTTTGAAAAAATTCATAAAATACATCTAAAATTGATGATAAATTTGCTAATTGATTAGCAACGTCATCAGCAGTAGTTTTATTTGAATCAGTTAAAGGATCTAATTTCTTAGGTATAATTCTATCTTCTAAACCTTTATTAAAATCTAACATTGTATTGTTATCAGTAGCCATAGCTCCTCCCCCTACTTGAGCTCCAATAGCTATTGTAGAAGATTGGTCTGGGAATATTTGGGATTCAAGTTTGTATGATCTAACTGTAGACTTAATATTGTGTATTTCTAATTGGAATAAATTATTGAATACCTCATCTCTTTCTTTATTCTCTACATAATTAATATCTATTATTCTTATAACACTATCAATAGGATCAACATGCAAATCAAGATTACTTACATTCCCTATTGCTGATGACACTCCGGATAGAACTTGTTTTAAGAAATCGTATAGATTAATATCATTCTTTTCTTTTGTATCTTTAGATTCTAGGTTATTATTTAAGGCTAATCTATATAAAAAATTTATATTAACATAAATATTACCTATAATTCCCATTTCTGTGCTATATTCTCCTTTATAAAAATATGGGAGTAAGTTTTCTAAATATTTTATATTATCTGTTTCACCTATAGTTTTTGCTTGTTGTTTAATTGTTTCTTTCTTTTTTTTCTCTAATTTCTGTTTTTCTACTACTGCTGGGTCTTTTTTAGTAAATTCTACATTTCCGGCTCCTATAGCTTTATTTAGTTCATCTGTGGATAGCTTTTTAGCCAAAAAACTATATAAAGAAAAACCTTTTTTTGTTGGGTTTGTTTCAAACCATATTTTAGATAGTTGTTTTATTTCATTTGTATCTCCTTTTAAAGTAGTAGATAATTTTTCTATTAGTTCATTTTCAGTTTTAGAACCAAAATCAGATATATCTGATAGTCTTATTATTTCTTTAATTAAATTTTCATAAGTAGAAGAAGGAGTATTAGTATAACGTACTACATTTGTATCTGCAGGAGGATTTAATTCCTCAGCTGTAGTTACTGATGGTAATTTTCCACTAGTCCATAAAGAAGCATTAATAGCACACACTGAGGGGTCCATTGATATTTGGAGAGGATGGGCTAGGCATAATAAATATCCTCCCTCCCCAGTTGATTGGTCAGGAGCATTTGGGGCATTTTTATCATATTCTCTATCAAAAACAGAACAGGTTACGTATGCTGATTGGCTGTTAGAATCTGTAAAAGTAACATAATTATTAATTAAACTACATAAACTTTCTAATGTGATATAAACCTGTTCATCACTTGCTCCTACTTCATCAGTACCACTTGATGCTCCTTCTCCGCCAGATATATTAATAACTTTTTTAAAAGCATTATATTTAGTATTTTTTCTTGTATCTTCAATATCAAAAACTTCTTCATTACCCTTCTCTTCAGAAGCTATATACCATATTTCATAAAATAAACCAGCTAATATATTTTTAGAATATTGATCTTTTAAATCATCATCATCAGCACCAGACTGTAATAACCCTCCATTACCTGTTATTTGATCTATATTATTAAGAGGGGCATAGTTTACTTTTAAAGATTCCATTACTTCTCCTACAGATACAATTGTAGTAGTACAATCATATCCTCCATCTTCTCTAGCTGTCCAACTATAATTTTTTACATAACCAAACATAGCATCGTAATTACCATTATAAGTTTTAACAGCAGTATCGTATATATTTTTAAATAGTTGTTCTTTAGTTGGGGTTTTATTTATTATATCGTTTTTAGTAAAATCTATATTATTTCGTAAATTTTTATTATTATCTAAATATGGTGCCCATCCCCATTCTACTAGAGCAGTATACCCTGGGCGCATATATAGTAATTCTAGATCCTCAAGTTGTTTAATATCCCAAGCATTAAAATTAACTGTTACTTCTCTTAAAGATCCATATGCTGATAATGATTTAACAGCTATATTAGTAATACCAGGCATTGGTCTAATTCCTAGTCTATTTGTATTTCCTCCAGGGGATAAAGTGCTATAGGCTTGATTTTCTATTCCTATACCTGATCTTAGTTTATCATTATATAATACCCCTCCTTGTAAAATATGTTTTGATGCTAAATCATTACTTCCTTTTACATTTACAGAAGAACTCATTCTAATCCAAGCATTGCGTGAATTAAGATATTGAATAGCGTTAGGAGTACGTTCAAATATGGCTTCTTGCCTTGCTTTTAATTGTTTTTGTACTTCTTCTTTAAACGTATCTTTAAATATTGACATAACATTTATCTTACTTTATTAAATTGATCAAATAGATTCAAAACATTATTTATATTAGTTGGTATTCTTAATTGAGTACCAGGTGTTGGATATAATGCTCCTTTAGTAATATTATTATTAGCCATTGATATTACCCACCACAAAGTAGCATCTTGATAATAACTATATGCTAATGAATCTAATCTATCACCTACAGTAGTAATAACATATATATCACTTTCTGATAAGGGTATATTCGGATAGAATTTACTCTTATAGTAAGGTCTATAATTTTGTGTTAATATAGGTGTATTGTCGTATCGATTCATATTTTAACTAACTTTTGGTATATCTGTAAGATTAACAGTATATTGAGTATCATTAATGTTTTGAGCAATATTAGAAGTTTCTGTAAATTTCTCAGATATTTTATTTACACCTCTTGTTTGAGAACCAATAGGAATAAAGGACATATTTACTTCTACTACATGAGGTAAAATTAAAGGTTCAACTCCATCAATATTGTTTATTGCAATTTCCCAAGGAGATTCAGGAGGTACGGTGTATGTTAAAGAATCTATTATAGCATCTTGTCCATCAAACCAATTACCAATAGTCATTTTAACTAAAGATCCATGTAATAAATTATTTTCATAACTTCCCATTAAATTACCCATTAAGTAATTTAGTTTTTGATACATTGGTTTCATCTCTTCAGCTGATAATGCTGCTACTTTAAAAGTCATACTTACTTTACGACCAAACCCATCATAAACATAAAATTTATCTCCCCTACCTGCATATTTAATTTCATTCCAAGTAGCACTTACACTATCTGAGAATTGGGTAATGTAGGCCCTAAATATCATCCATTTTCCTAAAGTAGGATTATTATAATTTAATGCTTGTATTCTAAATTTAACTAAATCATTTATATTTTTTTCTCCTACTCCGGGTATGAATATACTATCTTTTATAGTTCCGGTAGTTGCTTCAAATATTGGAGTTAAATTAATTTGGTCTTGTTGTCCACTTCCTACTCGTATGTCACGAGAAACTTTGTTCCAAGGAATATTTACTTGTACTATTTTTTTACCATTACTGTAAATAGGAAGACCAGAAGAATCAGGAAGTATGTTTCCTAAAGTATCTCTAACAGGAGTGCCATTACCATATATCCCAAAAGCATTTACTACTTCTGACCCAATAGCTGTATCTGTAGTATATGTTCTCTCTCTTAATTGTTTTGATTCAATTATTTTTTGATATGTCTGATAAGAAGCATTTCTAAGGGGAGTAAGACTTACTGCAACTTCAGATGTTGAAGATATTTCATTTTTAGCATTTACTGTTAATGAAATAGGTTGTATTACTATCTTGCTGTAAGTAGCAATATCTGGGTTAGGTATTCTGATTGATGGATCTTGAGGGTATTGTTTAGATACTCCTAAATCAGCGCTTCTTGTTAAAGCACCACCCCACTTACCAATAGTATTTATTTTGCTTGTATCATTAATGGAAGCAGTATAGTTAGATAATGTAGGTCGGAAATTATCCCCTTCTTTTAATTTAGGAAATTTAGTAGTTGATAAAGTTGATGATGAAAAATCAGATGCTGATGTAAATTGTTTTATTTTTTGGCTAGCATCTGCTTCTTTATTAGCTGATTTATTTATATTTTTATACTCTGACCAATTTTGGTCGGTAAGAGTATTGCGTTTAAACTCCCCTAGCATTCCAAAATCAGTTAAATCAGGGAGTTTATTAGAAATAAATAATGAGGAGGTTATTGCAGAAGCTCCTATAAATCCTAAAGAAGTGTACATTTTACTGTTGACACTACTATAGGAATTGCGTTGTTTTGTTTTTGCTAAATCAAAAGCATCATAACTTTTAACATCATAATTTAAAAGAGAACCACTAAGAGTTTGTTGATTATCTTTTGTTAAATTAAATAACCCATATGCTAAATTAGTTTCATTATCTGTTAATAAAGATAATCCATAATCAAAACTACTACTAATTTTTACCTCAGGAATATGTTGAGCATTATAGTTTCTGTTTTTAGCAGCATCTATTTTTAATTTATCATTAGTGCGTTCTGGGGTTCTGGAGATTAATGTCCTACCAATACCATATATTGAGCTAGGTCCTCCTGTATAATCAGCTATTCTACTGTTTTGTATATCATTGTATACTGAATTAGCAAATGGAACTCCACCTTCAAATGTAGCTGCTATAACATTTAATGTCTTTAGTTCTTTTTTTCTTAACTTAATGTTGCCTTTATAAAGATCATAATTAACTCCTAAACCAAATCTGTTTCTTAACCCAGCTAATCTATTATTTTCCTCGTTGTTATTATTCTGAGCAACAGACAAGTATTTGGTTTGGTCGTCCTGAACAGGTAACAAACCATGTCTATTAAAATGTTGACCAAATGCATTTACGGGCACTTGAGCTAAAGTATTGATTCCTAAATTATATATGCGAGTAGGTCCTACAGCATTTACTATTTTATTTGCTGTATTTAATACAAAATTACCTACATTTCTTAATAATCCACCACCTTTAGTAGGATTATCTGTTTTTAGCTTTTTAGTTTCTAATTGAGGATTAGATAACTGTAATCCTATTTGCTTAGCAATAAATAAAGGACCTTTTGGAAAGTCCTTAAGAAATTTCCCTATACGAAATGTATCAACAATCGAAGCATTAGCAGCACCTACAATTCCACCTCTAACTAACCCATCATCGAATTTAGTCATTCGAAATTGATTAAAACCACTATCAACTGTATTAATATCTACTTGTTGATAAGGTTGTCCGCTGTTGCCCCCACCTGGAGTATCACTTCCGTACTTAAGTGATTTTAAGTTTGTTTTTAAATCAAGTAGGGCCATTTATGTTATATTAATAGCGTCCCTCTACTGGTCCTAAATCCTTATACCTGCGTCCTTGTCTAGATTTATATATTTGTGATACTACAGATCCTAATTTACCTGCTTTAAGATTTTTTGGAGCATTTACATCTAACTCATCCAATTGAGATTCAAATGGTAAGTATGATTTGTATTGTGTTTTATTAAAATCTACAATTCTAATTTTTGCAGGAATAGAATCTACACTATATGTATTTTGTAGTGCACTAAGTGATGGATTTAATGGATTTTGTGGGGAGCTGACATTTGGATTTTCATATCCAAATGAAGGAGTTCTCCTTTGTGGATAAAATCCGTTGCCTTCCAAACTTAGTTTATTGTCAGGTGAATTTGATTTTAATTTGTCTAAAAGTGACATAGTTATTATATTTTAATTGTTTGGTATAAATATTTAATTATGGTAATTTACGTGTGTTTCGTGCTGCTCTTTGTGCTACGTCTTTAGAAAAAGCATCTTTACCATCAATGACGGCTACTGCTGGTTTTTGGTTGGAAAGTGCTATTTTAAATTCATTAATTGCAGCAATTATTGGAGTAAAATCTATTTGAGGCATCATTGCAATTTCACTTTTTTTACCATCCCCTCCAGACCTGAGGGAGGGGTCAGTTCCAGCAAGTACAGTATCATTATTATTTAATTTAATAGCATTTTTACCTAAAAGCAATGTGCGATTACCATAGCCTCCCTCAGACATTACATCATCTCCTTTTAATAGGTTGTAACCTAAAGCAGCAACACCAGCGGCAGCTGCTATGCCTATTGGTATAGCAAGAGGACCTAAAAATGCTCCTATTCCTGATACAGCAGCAGACATTGCATCCATAGCGGCATTAGCTATAGAAAAAATAGCTTCTTTTTTAGTTATTGACGATCCTATGGTTTTTAGAGTATTTAAAGCAATTATACCTACTTTTTGTAAATTCATCCACAACACTTTACCTTTTTCGTAAAGCCAATCTTTCATCGTAATAAGTAAACCTTTGTTCCCTTCAGTATTTTTTGCTTTTTGTATTCCAAGTTGAATTGCTAAAGCTTTTCCTAAACCATGTTCAGCAACCAATTGATTAAATAATTGAACATTACCTGCTATTCGGGTGACTAATGATTCTTTTTCTAAAAGTACCTTAACTCTATTAGTACCTATCTGAGCTAGTCCCAAATTAGTGGATATTTGATTAGCTGCTTTCATAGCTATGTCATATCCTAAAGCTATTTTCTTTACAGTGTTTATACCTAACTGAACTCCTTTTATAGCTATAAAGGTATATAGCATTGTTTTTAAAACATCAGACATTCCACCTAATGTTTTAGCAGCCCAAATAAGGGGAGTAAAAACAGTACTAAGTACAGGTTGTAAGACATCAGAAACAACTCCTACTACTTGAGTTATAACATCTAATAATTGTCCTACAGGACCTGCTACTAAATTACCAAAAAAGTCTTGTAATTTTAATATAGCCTGGTTGAATTTATCTTGTATCGTTTGTCTTTCAAGTGCTTGTTGTGCTTCTTCTTCAGTTATTTGAGCTAATGATTTACCTTGTTTAACTGCTTCTTCTCTTTTTCTTAATGTATTTGCTAATTCATCAGATGTCATTCCAACAGATTTAGCTAAAGCATTCTGTTGTAATATATTCATCTTAGTAAATTCAGCTGAAGAGCCTATATTTTTGTTTAGTTCTTCTGCTAATGTTACTTGATCACCTGCTAAAGCTGCGGCTCTAGCTCTTTCTAAATTAAGTTGTTTACCTGTTAATAATTCGGCTTCTAGCTCATTGCTTATAGATGATCCAAAATCAAGAAGAGATTCACCCGCTTTAGCTACTTGGTCTAAAGTCATTCCAAATGCTTTAGCAGTTACTACTGCTCTAGCAATCATTTCTGGGTTGTTTCCTAAATTGGCTGCTAATTGACCCGAAACTTTAAGTGCTTCAGCTAATGTTGCTTTAAAGTTAATACCAACTTTAAGTTGATTTCGAGTTGTTGCTAATCCTTTAACAAAAGATTTATATGTTTCCTCAGATGTTTTTCCATTTAAAACAGCAAAACGTTGTACTTGAGCAGCTTCGTCTGCTTGTAATCCAACTTGTTTAGTTAATTTTACTTGAGTTTCAAGTTGATCGGCTGTAAATTCAACAGCAAGACCTGTTGCTTGTGATAATTCATTAAAAGCCTCAGTTAAAGAAGCAGCAGTAACATTTATATTAGTAGAACTACGAGCAATTTCTGCTATATTTTCTCTAAATTGATATGCTTTTTCATTTCCATATCCTAATGACTTTCCTAATTCTACTGTTTGTTTATTTGCTTCGAATGCTTTATTTAAGAAAAAGGTAATTATAGTTAAAGGATCAGTTAAAGCTTTTTTAAGTCCACCTGTTACTAATTCATTAATTAATAAACTTAAAGATGCAAATTTATTTTTTAACCCAGTTAAACCAGTGTTTGTCTCAGCAATTGCTTTCTGTTTTATTTTTAATTCATCTCTATCTAATTGGGCTAATTCTTTTTTCTCATCAATTTCATTTTGTTGTAATCTAGCTTGTGCTTTTTTTAAATTAGTTTCAATATTATAACTATTATTAGCTAAATCTTGAACTCTTAAAATTTCTTCTCTAAGTGCTTTTTCTTCATCAAGTAATTGTTGTATTTTTTGAGGAGCTAATAATCCTTGTCGAGATAACTTATTTTGTATTTCTTGTATCTTGGTATTATTATCTGCTGTTATTTGAGCAGAATTATTAGCATCTTGTAGATCTCTAGAAATTTTAACAATATCTTCTGATAGACTTAATGATTTTTCTTGTATTTTTATTCTTTTATCTTCAATGTCATTAAGTTGACTAATTACTTCTTTACTTTTTAAAGCACCATCTACTACATTTTTATTGTATTCTTTAACAGATTCAATAGCTTCATTTACATTTAAAAATTGAGCTAAAGATCCCCCAAACTGTGAAATTACCCCAGCAGCAGCTGTTGCTAATCCTCCTATATCTTTTCTTACATCATAAATTTGTTTAGAAATTTTTAATTCATCATTTAAAGTAGGTATTCCTTCTTCTAAAGCATTTTTAGAAGCTTCTAGTAATGATTTTTCTTTTATTAATTGGTCTAATAGTTTTTCGCGTTGTTTGCTTAAACCATCAGCACTACTTCTTTTAAGCCCAAGTAACCTATTTAATAAATTCTCTCTATTGTATTCTCCTTTGGAATTAGATAGTCTTCTTTCAATAGTTTCTAATTCTGCTTTACCTATATTTAGTTTTTCACGCTGTTTTTTGAATTGTTTTTCTTCTAAATCTGTAAGACCTTGTTGGTAATAAGAAAGAGTAGAAGCAATATCTGCAAGTCCTTTAAATGTTGATTTACCTATAGCTAAAACAAGGTTCTGATTTTTTAATTCTGCTGTGGTTTCTCTAAAAGAATTAAATAAATAATCAGATTTGATTATAGTATCATTTAAAGATTTGTTTAATCTATTAACTTCAGTTGTTAAAGTTCCTGTTGCTTTAGCAATATCTGCTTTAGATTTAGCTTGAGATGCCGATAACCCATCAGCTATTTTTAACAGCTCAATATAGTCTTTATATAGTTTATTTAATTCTTGTTGGTTTGTTGGATCTGCAGGATTAGCCATATTATGATATCTATATAGTATAAATATAGAAGGCGCCTATTTTTTAGGCGCCTTTGCTACGTATGTCGGTTGTTTAGGAGCTATATTAGGACGAGATATGTCGTTTCCTGATTTATTTGTTAAAGTATTTTGTTGTTTTTCTGCTTCTTCTTTTTGTTTTTCATAATATTCCCTTAATGTTTCAAATGTAAATTTACGAAGCCATATAGGCATATTATAAACAGTATCCCAATCATATCCTCCATTTCCATGAAATACTATTTCATGTATTTGTTTAAATAAGTATAATCTATACTCCGGCGTCAGGCCAAAAAAAGTTAATACCTATGGAAATATCTATACCCTCCCCTGTATAATTTTCATCTTCAGGTTTATACTTTAGATCAATATCAGGTGATATTTGAGTATAATATTGACGTAATGCTCTAGCATCTTTAGCTATAAGATAATTATCAACAAAATCACGAATATCTTTTTGTTCACGTTTACCTTCAACTGAGGTAATAGTGTATTTTAGGCGAGTTGTAACATCTGTAGTTGCATTTGGATTAATTTTTTTCAAACCATTAATTTCAGCTTCAATTTTTTGTTCATCACTATGTGTTAATAACTTAAAAGTAATATTATTGCCAGAGTGTGGTAATGTAAATGGAAATTCATTTACTCCTCTTTTAAATAAAGAAAAATCAACTTGTTTATCTTCTAATTTAGATAAATCAACATTATATTGATCACCGTTAAAATTAACAAGATAATCTTTACCATAACCTAAAACACGAGCAGCAATTAAGATTGCATTTTTATCACCTACAAGCAATTCATTATAATCAATTGGTGTAACAATTAATGCTTGAAGCAATTTATCAATTACTGTACCTTGACGAATATAGTTAGCATTAGAAAGAATATCTTCTTCTTTTGCCGTCATATACTTCATTTCGATTTCACCCTTAGCTAATGATGATATTTCAGGATATAATAAACCTTTTGAAGGTAACGAAACTGTTTCTGTTGGGATTTTTAATTCTGCCATATAACATTTTATTTATTTTATATATATAAATATACAAAAAGAAAAGACGTTTGCCAAAGCAAACGCCTTTTTTGAGAAGAATATAGAGAATGGTTAGAAGTTCAATACGCAATAATCCATAGCAATTCCAAGTGATAAGGAAATTGCTGAATCACCAGTTGCCCAATCATAATCACCAAAAGTAGCGGTTCTACAATAAGCACCTTTAATAATCCATTCACCTACTACATCACCTACTGGACCTAAGATATCTAAAGTTAAGTCTTTTTTATAGAAATCAGAATAACCATCACGACCTGTTACTGATTCGTGTGCTAAACGAGCCCATTCCATTACTGATTGTGCGCCAGATGGAGTTACTGGGTCGTATAATTCTAAAGTCATATCATTCCATTTTACTTTACCTTTAATTTTACGGTAAACGTTGATGTGGTCTAGTGTGATTTCTCCAGCGTCAAAGCCAGGAGCAGATGCTTTTTTAATTAAATATGCTGGAATTCCTTCAATATACATTATAAACCTATTAGGGACTTTAGGTTCAAATGCTGTGAACATTATTTCGTTAGCGTCTAATACTGCCATTTTATATTAATTTTTATTGCTGTTAATAAATATTAAGCAACTACATCCCCTATGCAGGGAATGTAGCGCCAGTTGGTAATACGTTGAAATTCAATATAATAAATTCAGCAGTCTTAGTTGGTTGGATATAAATCTGACCTACTAATTGGTTACGATCAATTACATCAGGTGTGTTATTAGAATCATCCATTACTACCTTGTAAGCGTACAAACCTTGACGTTGTACTACTGATTCAAGATATGGGTTAACTTGGGACAAGAATCTATTACGAGTTACGTTTGTATTTTGTTCAAATACTAAATTATTGCCTACTTGACCAATATAATTTTTTAATGAAATCAATAAGCGACGAACATTTACACGATCAAGAGCAGTTGCTTTTTTCTGTAATGTTTTCTGGCCAAATACTACAACACCTTCACCAGGGAATGTAGCTAATGGATTAACATTTGCATTATACAATGTATCACGATCAGCTTGAGATAATTTTCTCTCAGCACGCAATACTGCAGGAACACCACCGCGGTTTAGACCTGCAGGAGCAAACCATTCAGCACCAACTTGGTCGTTAAATGCAAATACTCCACCAATTATTGTTGAAGCTGGAGCCCAAATTGCTTTGCCTAGACCTGAACTGTATAATTGGACCCAAGGGTAGTAAGTAGCTGCATAATTACTTGATTGACCAGCAGCAGCAGTAGCAGCATTTGCTACAACAGAACCATATAATTTAGTATCAACAATTGCAATAGCATCACCTCTACCTTCACAAGTAGAAATCATAGTTGATACTGCGTTACCAGTTGTATCTAAAGTTAAACCAGGAGCTAATAATACATTGAATTGGAATTCATCTCTATTAGCTAATAATTGGAAAGCTTCTACATAATCATCACCACCAAATCCTTGGATATTAGTTGCAGTAATAGTTTCACCCATATTTTGAGTAGCATCAGTTGCAGCAACACCACCACCAAATGATCCACTTCCTACAGCAGGTAATGAACCACTGTATTGTGCTGCTTTATAAAGACCATTATTATCAAATGAATCTGGTTGGAGACCTGTTACAGACTTAACACGAACAAATTGAGATGTATTTGTATAAGATCCAGTATAATTAATAACATTATTTGTAGCATCATATACTGGTTTTAAATCACCAATTACGCGAGAAATGTAGTTAGGCAACATTGGATCTAATGATAAATTAGGCCATGTTTCTAAATAATTCTTTTGAGAATCATTATCATTACCAGCACGAATACCTAAACTAAAGGTACCACTTCCTGTTTGTACATTAATAATTTCCCAACGAACGTTAGTTGCACTACCACTTGCTAAAGCACCACTTACCATACTAGAAGTGCTATTCATTTGATCACCCCAAGCTAAAGTTTCAAGTTCAAATGAATTACCACTAGTTGCAAAATTACCAACTGAACTGCTTGCATAAGTACTGTAATTAGCAGAACCACTAATAATGCGAGTAACTAGTAACGTTTGACCACCATTGTTAAAAAAGTCTTTAGCGGCTAATGATGTGAAATATTCGTAGTAATAACTGCCACTTTTAAATATTTCTCCGAATTTTGCTACGTATTCACTATAAGATGTTACATAGGTTGGAATGTATGGTTGACCCAACACAGTTGGACCAACAATAGCTGTTGCTGCACCTACAATACCTCTCTGAACTAGTGATTGATCAGATTCATTCTGGAATACTCCAGGAGATAAAATTGCTTCTGCCATTTTTT